CCGCCGTTGCTTTCCTGCCGGACCCCACTACGCCGCCGGACACGGTCACATTCACGATCAAGGATCGGGATGGGCTGGACATCATTCCGGAGGTGACCTTCCCGGCTCCGGATGCGGGGCGGATTTCGATTTCTCCGCCGCAGGAGTTTGTCGGCGGGTGTGATATCGCTGCTGCCGGCAATACCGTCCCCGGCGCTGAAGGCACCTTCATCGTTTACGTGGAATAAGGGGGCAACCGATATGAATTATCCGAAAAATGTGGCCTTGATGTCGGCCGAGAACCTGGTGTCCAGCCTGTCTGCCCTGTCGCCGGTGCATTATCAACGCTCGAGCGATTGGGGCATCGTCAGCTACACGACCGCGGCCGGTCGGCGCAGCCTGATCAGCCCGGCTACCCTGGCCCTGGTGCTTGGGCCGTCTCCGCTCAGCGTGCCGCAACGCGCACTCGATCTCGATCTGGCAGCCAGCTGGGATGCCGTCTCTCCCGATTATCGAGTGGCCGCCAACCGGGCCGGCAAGGATTTCTATGTGTATGCGGTGGCAAACCGGGGCTTGATCTGCTCGGCGAACGCGACGGTGCCGGCCGGCTACACAGCCGCCACGGCGCGCAAAATAGCAGGCTTCCACTGCCTCTACGTCGACGTCGGCACCATCGCCGGTCATACCCTCACCGGCTTCCTCGCCGGCGACATCCTGCCGGCCTCGATCTGGGATCTGCTGCACCGGCCGGTCTGCGATCCGGCGGGCATGGTCTATTCCGATCAGGCTGATCTCTGGGTGGATATCTACCTGCAGAGCGGTACCGGCGCCACCACGGCCAGCGTGGCCGGGGCGACGATCACCGATTCGCGGGACTGGATGAGTTTTGTCGATGACCTGGCGGCCGTGAAGAAGCAGCTGCTGAGCGATGGCGAGTTCCAGATCGTTGCCGAGGGCAGCAATCAGAAAACCAATATCGCCGGCAGCGCCGATCCGGTGATTACCGGCGGGCATCGCGATACCACCGGGGCCACGGCCGGGACCTCGACCAGTGCGGCGGCGCCGTCGACAGATATCTCGGCGGCGGCAAATCCCCAATCACTGACCATCGACCTGAACGGCACCGGACCGGTAGTGGTATCGTTCGCCCCGGCCGGACTCAACACCGGCGCCTTGATTGCCGCGGCCCTGCAGGTGGCGATCAGGGCAGCCATCCCCTGGGCGGGCGGGATGACCGTCACCTACGGCGCGACATATGTCGTGTCGTGCCATGGCAGCGTCGGCCCGTCGGCATCGGTGGTGATCAGCGCCGGCGCCCCGAACGACTGCGCGGCGGCATTGAAGCTTGGGATCGCCAATGGCGGGGTCGAGGTGGCCGGCAACCTGGGCCGCAGGATGGTCAGCAACATCGGCCTTGAGGATTGCTGCGGGGCGCTGTTTCAGTGGCTGTCGGATCAGTCGTATCAGAATGACGCGGCTGCCTATGCCGGGGCATTTGGCTATTATACCCTTCCCGGAAATAAAGGATCGCTCTACAGGCAAGGCGCATTCGGGGATGTCAAGCTCGTTGCGGGCGGCTATTGGACTAATGGGGCGTCTTGCGGCTCTCGATCTCGGTATGCGAATAACTATCGCTGGTCTACGCATCCGAATATCGGTTCGCGCGGCTGCGCCCGGCGCCAGGGGTAAAACGTAAAACGCAACACGTACGGATTTTTTTGGGCAAACGCCATGGGTAGCTCGTTGCGGGCGGCAATTGGAATAATGGGACGAATTGCGGCTCTCGATATCGGAATGCGAATAACTATCGCTGGAATACGAATACGAATATCGGTTCGCGCAGCTGCACCCGGATACAGGTAGTAGCCAAACTCCCTGGCTGGGCGTTTGTCCGTGTTGAGTAGGTGACACCACGTAGGCCAACCAAAAGGCAAAACACACAACGGAGATCGCGGCCGGCCAGTAGGGGCCAATCGAACGTCAGCCGCGAGTTTTTTTATATGGCACAACGACACGGAAGTTTATTCGCCGGCATATCCGCCCGGGACAACCTTATCGAGGCCTACCACAAAGCCAGGAAAGGCAAGGGACACATGCAGAACGTCCTCGCCTTCGAGAAGGACGTCGATGGCAACATCGACCGCATTCATCAGGCATTGCAGGACCGGACCTTCACCACCTCGCATTACCAGGAGAAGACCATCTTCGTCCCCAAGCAGCGCAGCATCTATGTCCTGCCGTTCGCTCCGGACAGGATCGTCCAGCATGCCCTGATGCGGGTGATCGAACCGATCTGGGACAAGCTGATGATCCATGATTCATACGCCTGCCGGGTGGGCAAGGGGCAGCATGCCGGCAGCCGCCGGGCGATGCAATTCGTGCGGCGCTATAAGTATTGTTTAAAGGCGGATATATCGAAGTTTTATCCGAGCATCGACCAGGACGTGCTGGCCGCGATCATCCGCCAGAAGATCAAGTGCCGGCCGACGCTGTGGCTGATCGATGACATCATCTATTCATTCCCGGGCGGCAAGAACGTGCCGATCGGCAACTACACCTCGCAATGGTTCGGCAACCTCTACCTGCACGAGCTCGACCGGCTGGTCAAGCAGACTTACAAGATCGGCCCATACCTGCGTTACTGCGATGACTTCTGCCTGTTCTCCGACAGCAAGCAGCAGCTGCAGGAGCTGAAGATCTCCCTGGGCGAATTCCTCGAGCGGGAATTGCATTTGAAATACAGCTATGCCGAGGTCTTCCCGGTCAAGCAGGGCGTCGACTTCCTCGGCTACCGCCATTTTCCGACACACATCCTGCTGCGCAAGAGCACGGCCAGGAGGGTGCAGCGGCGTTTGAAATTCCTGCCCAAGCTGCTGGCCGCCGGCCGAATCACCGCCGATCAATACCGGGCGTCGCTGGCCTCGACCAGGGGCTGGCTGAAGTGGGCTAACACCCACAACCTGGTCCTGGCGACCCGCCTGGACAATCTTGAGATGTCGCGTGCAAACGCCTAAGCGATTTTCAGATTTTGCCGAGGAGCGGGTACCGCTTGATGGCGAAAAAATCAGGATGGAACAAATCCTCAATGTGGAGATTGTGGTAATCGGTTTTGCCGTCAATCGCAGCAAGTATGAGAAAAACAAGAGCGGAAAATGTTTAACCCTCCAGCTCGAGCTCGACGGAGGCAGGAAGATATTGTTCACCGGTTCGGATGTCCTGATCGAGCAAATGGAAAAATACGGGGAGCAGATCCCCTTCACGGCCACAATCAAGAAAATTGATCGATTTTATACCCTCTCATGAAAGGAGTTACCCATGAATAATACCAGATTTGATTATGAGTATATCCGCGACACCGATTCTTCTGGCTGGCGTGAAGAATGGCTCAATCTCCTCGATGGCCGTTGGATAGTGCTCGACAATGAATTGGTCGAGGATGCCAGCGCCAAGATTTTCAAGCTCGGATTTTCAGTTGATGAGGTTGCTGGCGAAATCGGTCATAGCGGCTACACGCCCCGCCAGATCGAGTGGTTTCAGTCGCAGCCTGATCGCTACACACTGGTCGGAGATGCCTACGTCCAGGTCGCTGGTTGGGCCGAAGCGAAGGCCCTGGCGGATGCCGCTGAGGCAGCCGAGAAGGAAGCTTTTGAACAGCGAGTCTTGGAGATCGTCGCGGCGCGTGAGGAAGCAGGCCTGAAGCAATACACCGTTGCCCAGGCGCAAACGTACATCAATAATAAGCTGAACGCGGCATCAACCGTGGCCCAGACAAAGGAAGCGCTGCGGGAAATTCTTCTGAAAATGGTTCCTTATTTGCTGTAATCGTCGCTATTGAATCCTTGGAATCTCGCTGGAGGTTTTATGAAAAAAATAATTGCAGCAGTATTTATTCTCTGTCTTATCCCGTCGCTTGCTGGCGCTGCGACCCGCTCGATGACTGTCGAGTGGGGATACGATCCACCTGTGCCACCCGACCTGGCCGGCTTCGCTCTCTATATGGAAGGCACCAAGGTCGCGACCATCACCGACCCAGCCGCCCGCACCTATACCGGAGATATCGAGGCGCGGGATGAAAAGACCTGCTACACGATGACCGCCGTGGACCAGGGCGGCGGCGAAAGCCCGCACTCAGCCTGTTTCGATCTCGATCTTCCGCCAGGATCGCCGAATAACGTGCGGGTCTCGGTGGTGGTAGATGTCATCGTGAATACGGCGGCAACAAAGCCATGACCTGAATGTCTAAAAAACCGTTGACAGCCCCGGTCTGACTGGTGTACAGTCGCCGACACATTTGACGTCCAACCAATGGGCAAGCGAGAGCTTGTACGGCAAAAACAACGAAATTTGCCACCAAATCAGCAACATTGGAAGGGTGTCCGTTATCCTCGGTAGCTCAGTCGGTAGAGCGAGCGAGCGTGAAAAAACGACAAAAGGAGATAAACCCTCGGGTTTATCTCCTTTTTTTATTGTTTTTGCGTACAAGGCTTTTTTCGGAAAATCTGAAAAACGCGGATAATGCTTTGAATATATTGCTATATTTTCCTTGTACGCAGGGAGGT